AAAAATATAAAAAATAGTTAAAGAAAAAATAATGATATATATTTTTATTTCTGCCTTGACATTGATTGCTTTTTGCTCTATACTTATTATAATAAAGAAAAAACAAAAAAATAAATTTAATAAAGTGCTTTATCGTCAAAGCGATATGCACAACATATTAAAAAATTTTTTCTTTAAAGACATTTTTGATGACAAAGTTGTTACATCTCAATCCAAGATTTGGAAAGAAAAACAAACAACTAAGGTTGTCATAATAGATCAAAAAGCATATTGGGTATCAAACAACATGTTCTATGTTGGAGATACAGTAGATGGAAAAGTCAGACCAGAAACTGGAAGGCCTTTAGACACAACCAAGATGTCAAAAAAAGAAATAGATAAGATGTTATTCATCCTGGATAACTTAAAGAATGGGAAAATAAATGATAGTGGCAGTGCAGGGAACTAATGAGTTTAATGATTACAATCTATTCCTTCGTGCTATAAGCGTTGCTTTATCTGGAATGAAAGAAGAAGAAAAAGATTTTATAATCTATTCTGTTGGACCAACAAAGGTTAACTCTTTTGTTTCAGAGTTTTCAAACCTATCAGAAAGAGGAATGAAAGCAAGAGGTCGTAAGATAAAGTTTTACAAAGTTCCAGAAAGTTGGTTATATGACAACATGGATCAAGTAAACTATTTTGCATTTCTTAGTAAGCCAAAAGAGTCAGTATCAAAATTAACAACTTTTGCAGAATCAAAAAATGTAGAAGTAGGAATCTTCCGTTACTAAAAGAAAGTAAAAACATGATAATTAATTCGTTAGCACATATGGAAAAGATTGTTGAAAAGAATAAAGACTTAGCCTGGGTAGGTTGGGACGTTGTAGAGCGCAAAAGATCAGACCTTGGAAGAACATCTCCAAGCGGAGTACGTGTAAAAAATGCATGGTACTTACAAAAAACCTTTAACCTTAATCGTAATGGTTGGGATATTCCAAACAAATACGGTCAGTAAATGAAGCAGCATTTATGGAAAGATCAAGCAGCGTGTCTTGGTCTTGATACTAATATATTTTTTGATAAGTATGAAGACAATGTAGATGTCCGCCCAATTGTAGATTCAATGTGCCAAAGGTGTCCAGTATCAAAGGTTTGCTTTGCTAACGGAGTTTCTGGTAAAGAGTATGGTGTGTGGGGTGGAGTGTTTCTTGAACTTGGAAATATATCTAGAGAGTTTAACAAACACAAAACTAAGCAAGATTGGGCTAATACTTGGCAAGCATTGACAATGGAGAAATAATTGTATACAGATCAAATGCGTAGAGCCTTTCACTCAGTAACCCCTCCAAAAGGATTTGCAATAGAGTTAATTGATAATGAACATTTTTTAACTATTAAGTTAAACGAACTTAAGTTTGCAAAAATGGTTCATGACGATAAAATACAGGCTCTTCAATATGTTTTGAATTTAAAGAAAGCATTAGAAATGGAAGGGGCGATAGTCCTAGTAACAAGAGAGGCAATAAAGTGAGAATCTTTATATCTATTGCATCTTACCGTGATCCAGAACTTCAATGGACAATTAAAAGTGCTATTGCAAATGCAAACAATCCAGATAACTTATATTTTGGTGTTGTTCATCAAGGAGTTGATTCAGAACTATTTGATATTCAGGAAATAAAAAACATATCTATAACTAAAATGCATCCAAAAGAAGCAAAAGGTGCAGGATTTGCAAGAGCAAAAGCAATGGAACTATACTCTGGACAAGAGTATTTTCTTCAGATTGACTCACATACAAGGTTTGCTCCTGGATGGGACTCAATTTGCATTGATCAGTTAAATAGGGCTAAAAATATATCTGGTCATAGTCGTGTATTGTTGTCATACTTCCCAGCCCCATATGAGCCAGAAAGAAATGGCGGTATGTATTTAATTACAAATAACCCAAAGGTAAAGGGATACCCGACTAGACAAAAGATATCATTAAATAAAAGAAAGCAGTGGACAGCAGAAAGATTTGAGTTTGATAGTAAAGTAAAAGAAGATCCAGAACTTTCTGAAACAGTTCTTGGTGGCTTTATGTTTTCAGATGCCTCAATTATTGAAGAGGTTCCTTATGATCCAGAGATTAGTTTTTTTGGTGAGGAGGTTTGTTTTGCTATGAGATCCTGGACTAGAGGGTGGGACATATACTCCCCTTCAAAAAATATTGTCTATCACTTTTATTCTCGTGGCGGGTATAGTAAAATATGGAAAGACAGAAACCTGCGTGGCATGTCTTGGAAAGAACTAGAAGAAATATCATACAATAAACAAAAAAGAGTTCTTTGTGGTGAAGAGTCTGGAGTCTTCGGTGCTGGAGATGTAAGAACGCTTGAAGAGTATGAAATCTTTACTAGTACTAACTTTAAAGATTTTTATAGTTTGACAAAGCCGTAGTGTTAGGATATAATTAAAACATGTGGAGTGGTGATATGAAAGATATTTTTATTATTGTTTTTGCAACACTGTCTGTTTGTTTTGCAGGCTCATACATTTTAGTTTTAAGACAATCTATTAAACTTAAAAAAGATTTGTCAAAACTTTTTATTGAAAAGACCTTGCTTCAAGAATATGTTGATCTAAGTAAGTCTACAAAAACAAAAGAAAATTCAGATGAATCAATACATAAAGAAAACTTTATTAAGTTTCTTTCTGATTCTAGACTATGGGCATTTGAATATATTGAAAACGTGCAAAAAGGTTTAACTAAATTTGTTAATGATGTTGATGCAGACATCTCATACTTTGATGAATATGGAGATGCTCTATCTATGTCAAGACCAGACTACCCATCTATGAAGAATATTTCAAAAGCATATAAAGAATTAAAAACACTATTGCCAGAGGATGAAATAAAATAATGAGAGATATATTGTTATCAACACTAACAGGTTTTGGATGTGGTGTAGTATTTGCTGCATTCAAATTGCCAGTTCCAGCCCCGCCAGTTTTTGCGGGAGTCGCAGGAATTGTAGGGCTATGGGCTGGATATGCTATACTAATAAAGGTTCTATCCTAGGAGGAAAAATGAACACAGAACAACTAAAGGCAGTACTTGCATCATACGGACGTTCAGTCCTTGCATCAGGTCTTGCACTATACATGGCAGGCGTAACAGATCCAAAGGATCTATGGACTGCTCTTGTAGCAGCAGTAGCACCAGTGGCTATTAGAGCAATTAACCCTAACGACAAGGCTTTTGGTATCTTGCCAGATGCTAAGGCTGTAGATGCGGCTCTGAAGGCTGCTAAGGCACCTGTAAAGAAGGCTGCTAAGAAGGCTGTTGCTAAGAAAGCAGCGCCAAAGAAGTAATATTTACTTACAGAATTGCCAGTCTAGAAATAGGCTGGCTTTTTTGTTTTATGAGTTAATTAAGTTTATGTATTTGTCTTTTAATGACTCTGTTGAAAAATTAATAAACCCAAGATCAAATGCTTCTTGTTTAATTAAACTATCTTTCTTTTCCATGTAGTCATCAACTGTTTTTGCAAGGGTCTTTGGACTAATATCATATACATCAATAATAGCCTTAGCCTTAAACTCATCAATCTTCTTTGCCTCTACTGTCCACTTATCTGGAAGTATGGCATTGTTTGGAGAAATGCGGGGCATAAAAACAGGTAGCCCACTAAGAAGAGCCTCATTCATAGGTAAACATAATCCAGCATACCTTCTAGGTAATACCATTGCATCATAGCCAGAGTATAAATCTTCTGGTTCTTTTGTTGTATTAGTCTGGATAGTTAGTCTTTCATTAGTATTTCTAATCCCTAAATCAGTTTGAGTTTTAATTACAACTTCGTAATCTCCTGTAGAATACTTAAGCATTTCTATTACAGAATTGGTACCGTTTCTATCTTTAACTGCAGCCTTACCACCAATATGGAGTATGCGATTATGACTCTTTGACATATTATTTTCTTTTGCATTCTTAAAGTTTTCGTGGTTTGTTGGTGGTGGTAGATAAACAACTTTACAACTATCACCAAAAAGTTCAACTATCTTATCCATATTCCATAGGCTAGGAGCAACAAGGACATCTGGAAGTGACCAATCGGTATGTACAAGGTTTCCAAAAAACTCATAGTTGTACTGAAGTATTGTTTTAATACCACGGGATCTTGCTAAATTAATAAATTTTGGATTATAAAATGTTTCACAACTAATTACTACATCAACACCCCTAAGAAACTCTGATATCTCAGATGTTGTTGGAAAGCCTTTTATTGTGGTTTTATAATTATATCCATCATACCACTCAGGATGTTGTTTATTTTCATTAAAGAATGTTGAATTAATAAGCATAATCTTATCAGGGTTTAGCATGTTAACTAATTCCCTGGTTTGATTACCAAGACCAGTATCATCACATCTTGCAACTATTGCAACTCTCATTCTGAATACCCCCAAATAAGGTCATCACTTGTATATTTTCTTGTACCTTGGCGACCATCTAAGTGATAAGATCTTTTTATGTTTTCTTCTGGATGATATATCCATAACTTATGCTTGTTCCATCCATCTTCAGAAAATTCTCCATATGGAGAGATGTCATCTTGCACTCTGCCATGTGTTGTATCTTCTATAAAACATAGTTCGTCCAATGGTGGAAGTATAGTTTTTCTGTAATACTCAACAGTAGATAGATGAGGCCTTTGACTCCACTGAGATGTCCTCATAAAGCCATCCTCTAGTCCAAACATTAAATGATTATGTGCTTCAGGTATTGATGACTCAAAATGAAATCTTATTGTATTTGCTTTACCATACTCAATCATATCTAAACACTTATCCCAATCAATATCACAGTCAGGTGTAAGTGGAGCATCTCCTTCAACATAAAGAAGACAAGATGTATTTATAAGGTTAATAGTTTGTTTTAACATTGTGCTTTGATGGCTATGCTTATCAAATATAATTGGTAAAACATTCTTA